TATTGGTATTCAAACAACAGGTGGTACTGCAAATAGTGCATACACTTTAATTATTACTTTGCGTAAGAACAACGCTATGTACCAACGTGGTCAGTTCAACGAACCAGCAGCGTTCAACTACAAACCATATAATTTGGTACCGTAATGGATGTTTTTATTTCAAATCTTTTAGCCAACAGGTTATTAGAAGCGAAAAAGGATTTAGAAGAAATATTAGAAACTATCATTTATGATAAGTTGGATGAAAAGAAACAACAATTAGCTTCTGAAATGTTTGGTGATGTAATACCAGAATTGGTGTTTGAGGGTAACAAGAAGTCGAATGTATTAAAAATGGGTCGAACCAAAGTAATTCGTGTTCGAGTCCGTAAAGGTAAAGTTCAGCGCCGTAAGAAGTTTTCGGCGGTTAAAGGATATACCATTAGACACGGTCAGTTAACCAGAATGATGCCGGCTGAACGTAGACACCGTAAAATTGGTGCCAGACGGTCAAAGTTTAAAAGACGTGCTAAATTAAGAACGTCAATAAGAAAAAGAAAAATATCGTTAAGAAAACGAAGGGCAATGGGATTATGAAACTTATTAAAGAAATTAACGAAACGGTAAATTATATTACCGAAGGTACCGATGGTAAAAAGGAACTCTTTATTGAAGGTCCTTTTCTCGTTTCCGAAAAGAAAAACAAGAATGGCCGCTTGTATGAATACAACACGATGAAAAAAGAAGTTCATCGTTATACTGAAGAATATATTAACAAAAACCGTGCCTTTGGTGAATTGGGACATCCTGAAACACCAACCATTAACTTAGACCGTGTATCACATATGATTGTTGGTTTGAGAGAAGATGGTACACAATGGATCGGTAAAGCAAAAATTCTTGATACTCCTATGGGTCAAATCGCCAGAAGCCTTATTGAAGGTGGCGCTCAATTAGGTGTTTCATCAAGAGGTATGGGTTCATTGAAAAACGTTAATGGTGTTAATGTTGTTCAGAACGATTTTTATCTAGCCACAGCGGCAGATATTGTAGCAGACCCTTCCGCCCCAGGTGCTTTTGTGCAGGGCATTATGGAAGGTAAAGAATGGATGTTAGTCAATGGTGTTTGGACAGAACAGGATCACTCTCNGGCAATCNAACAGATTCGCCATGCTTCACGCAAAGAGNTTGAGGAAGTTAGTCTACACATTTTTGAGAACTTCATGAAAAAACTTTAAATATAAATATATCCAATAAATCAAGGAGATTTTCAAAATGGGAAAATTTAATCTGTCCGAAGCCGCTAAAGCAATCTTGGCTGAAGGTTCAAAAGAAACATTTGACGCAAACATTGCCAAGAAGCGTGGCCAGCGTGGTCAAGACCATCATCCAAAAGGTGAAGTTGGTGAAGATCGTATCCAGTCTAAGACTGCTTACGGCACTAACGATGCTGGTGATATTGGTCACTCACCAGAAGAAGAAACAGATGCTTTGCCTGATTACACAAAAGGCACACCATCAGCAACTCCTCCTGGTGCTACCCCTCCAGTTGGTTCCGAAAAAGACGGCGTAGGTATCCGTAAACTCGAAGGTCAACCACAAGAAACTATGGGTCGTTCCGATTTAGTACACGCTCATCAAGAACCAGCTACACACATGGATGCTATTCGTGACCGTATTGCTGGTAAATTGGCAACACAAACAATGCAAAAAAATGCAGGCGCTACTTTCCAACACTATGATGGTGAGCACGTTGCTTCCAAGTATGCTGAATCTACCGAAGTTGAAGGTGATTTGGTTGCTGAAGAAGATGAGAATCATGATGATGAGGCTCAAGATAAAAAACTCATCAAGAAAATGATTAACAAAGCCAAAATTAAAGAAGATATGGATGCTTTGTTGTCTGGTGAAAATCTTTCTGAAGAATTCGTTGCCAAAGCTTCTACAATTTTTGAAGCCGCAGTTATTGCTCGTGCTGAAGAAGTTGTTGCCATTGCTGAAGCAGAATTGATGGAACAGTTTGAAGCTGCTGTTGAAGAAATCAAAGAAGATTTAGCTGCTAAAGTTGATGATTACCTCAACTACATGGTAGAAGAATGGATCAAAGATAACGAAATCGCTATCGAATCTGGTTTACGTTCTGAAATTACCGAAGAATTCATCGATGGTCTCCGTAACCTATTCGTAGAACATTATATTGATGTTCCATCTGAAAAGGTAGATATCGTTGAAGGTTTGGCTGCTAAAGTTGAAGAACTTGAATCTGCTTTGAATGAACAAATTCAACGTGGTGTCGAATTAAATAAAGAACTAAACGAACAAAAGAAAATTGAGGCTATCTACACAGCGTGTGAAGGCCTGACTCAAACCCAAGTAGAGAAGTTAAAATCGCTCGCAGAGAACGTAGAATTCACTACTGAGGACGAATTTGTTGGCAAAATTGATACTTTGAAAGAATCATATTTCAAAGCAGATATTAAAGTTGCCGACAGTTCATCATTAGACGAAGTGCTCGTGGAAGAAGATGGTGAGGCCGTAGCTAAGTCTGCCGATCCTTTAATGGAAACTTATTCCAAGACCATTTCTAAATCACTCAAGTAAAAATATACAACTATAAGGAAAAACTAACATGTATATGACTGAAGAACTACAAAAGAAATGGGCTCCAGTTTTGGAACATCCAGAACTCGATTCTATTAAAGACCCATACAAGAAGGCTGTTACAGCTCTTGTTTTGGAAAATCAACAACAAGCAATGAATCAAGATGCTGCTCAGTTGAACGAAACTACTTACTCTGCTGGTCCAACCAACATTGGTGGTGGTGTTTCTAACTTTGATCCAATCTTGATTTCTTTGGTACGCCGTTCATTGCCAAATCTAATCGCTTATGACGTTGCTGGTGTTCAACCAATGACTGGTCCTACTGGTTTGATTTTTGCAATGCGTGCATTGTACAACAACCAATCAAGCACTGCTGAAGCATTCTTCAACGAAGCTAACACAGAGTTCTCTGGTGCTAATTCCTCTGCTAACCCATACGGTTTCCAAGGTACACAAGCAGCTGACGTTACAACAAACCCTGTTGCTTCTTTGACTGCTAACGCATTTACAACTGGTATTGGTATCCCAACAGCTACTGCTGAACAACTAGGTACAAGCGATACAAACCCATTCCAACAAATGGCGTTTACAATTGAGAAAGTTACTGTAACTGCTCAAAGCCGTGCCTTGAAAGCTGAGTACTCATTAGAACTTGCACAAGACTTGAAAGCAATTCATGGTCTTGATGCTGAAACAGAACTGTCTAACATTCTGTCTACTGAGATCCTCTCAGAAATCAACCGTGAAGTTATCCGTACAATCTATTTGTCCGCTGTTCCAGGTGCTCAATATGGCACAACAAATGCTGGTACATTTGACTTAGATACAGACTCTAACGGTCGTTGGTCGGTTGAGCGTTTCAAAGGTTTGATTTTCCAAATNGAACGTGACGCTAACGTTATTGCCAAGCAGACTCGTAGGGGTAAAGGTAACGTATTGATCGTTTCTTCTGACGTTGCTTCAGCAATGGCTATGGCTGGTGTTCTTTCTTANACACCTGCTTTGTCTGCTGATTTGCAAGTAGATGATACTGGCAATACATTCGCTGGTATGTTACACGGCCGTATCAAAGTGTACATTGACCCATACTTTGGTGGTTATACTTCTAACCAAGAATTGGTTACAATCGGTTACAAAGGTTCTTCACCTTATGACGCTGGTTTGTTCTATTGCCCATACGTTCCATTACAAATGGTTCGTGCAGTTGACCAATTTACATTCCAACCAAAAATTGGTTTCAAAACACGTTACGGTATGGTACCAAACCCATTTGCTAAAGGTATCTTGGCAAACGGTGCTGCTACTAGCCAAATTACACCACGTTCTAACGTATACTATCGTATTTTCCAAGTTAAGAACCTCATGTAATTTAAACAAAACAAAATCACCACAGAGTGATAGTTTAGAGAGACTTCTTCGGAAGTCTCTTTTTTTATGACCTAAATAAACGTATGAGCGCACTTAATAGAACACCACAAAATACTAATCTGTTACAACCAACCAAGTACCTATTGGTATTTGATAGGTTACCAACGGTTACATTCTTTTGCCAGTCTGTGAATATACCTGGAATCAATCTAGGACAGGCCCCATTACAAACTCCAATGTTGGACATATTTGCCCCTGGTAATAAGATTACATACAATCCATTCAATATCCACTTCTTGGTGGACGAGAAGTTACAATCATGGCAAGAACTACATACTTGGTTCCGTTCCGTTGCTTCTCCATCAAGTTATGATGAACGCAAAAGATTGCAGGCATTAGGACCACAAAAAGGTAATAAACCATCTTATTATTCGGATGCCACATTGACTGTACTTTCATCTTTGAATAATCCAATTCTACGGGTACAGTTTTATAATATGTTCCCAATCACACTATCGGATATCATATTCGATTCAAGCCAATCTGCGGACGATATCATTTCGGCAGATTCCACTTTTATGTTTGATTATTTTGATTTTGTGGACGTTTCTGCTTGACTTTTATTATAGTCTGTGATAATATACAGATTTAAGCATTATATTTTTGATTACATTATGGAAAATCTAGAACAAATTTTAAAGTATTGGGAAACAGACGCAGACATGGACCAGACAGAACCTGGTAAAGAACTGCTGAAGATTCCTAAACTGCACAACAAGTACCTTTCGATTTTAACAAAACACAAGATTGCCTCTAAAAAGGCACACTTTGATTATCTCCGTATGCGTAAGGTAAAGATTGAATATTATAGTGGTCGTATGGATCAAGAAGAATTGGATTCTCGTGGATGGCAACCTTTTCAATTTGTATTAAAGTCTGATATCAATGCCTACTTAGAAGGTGATGATGATTTAATCAAAATGTTAGAAAAGAAAGTTTATCATGAAGAAACGGTATCTGTTTTAGAATCCATTATGAATGAATTGAAACAAAGAACATGGCAACTCCGTGACTTTATATCATGGGAAAAGTTTATTGGTGGACAATAACGAAAATATATACATCTCTAAAGTAAACGAGGTATACTTAAAAGTTAAA